GATGTGGTTTATTTTAAAATGGATTAAAATATAAGTTTTTAAGTTTTTTAGATATTTATTAAAGAAAGTACCATGAACAACGAAAAATTAAATAAAACATTGGATAACTATATGGAAAATCCAAAACACGTTAAGTCCGTTTCAAATGATGGGATGGAAAGAGAAGAATGTGACCTTCAAACTGGTGAATGTTATGTAATCAGGTCTAAAGATGGTATAGTTGAAAGAATAAACAAAAAATTTATAACCGAAGACGGTAGACAACTTTTACAAGACTAACTATGAAAAAACTAGAAAAATCATTAATGGAGGAACTCGCAAGATACAATGCGATTAATAAATATGCAAAAACTTTGATGGAACAAGGTGAGGTTCCACCTCCACCACCCGCGGATGTTCCACCAACAGACCCCGCATCGGCTTTACCGGCGGATGTCCCACCAACTGACGTTCCACCTGCAGTGGGTGCACCAACGGGTGATGTACCCGCAGCGACAGATACTGAAGAAATCGACATCACTGATTTAGTTAACATGACCAAATCAATTAAAAAAGATTTGGACGATAATAAATCTGACAACACTGCTGTTGTTGACAAGATGGAGACAGTCTTTAGTAAACTGAACGATTTGGAACAAAAGTTATCACAGATGGACTCAGTCATGAATAAAATTGATGAACTTGGAAACAAAGTTGAATCAATGAAAGAAAAAACTCCACAAGAGAAATTGGAGTTACGTTCTTTAGACTCATATCCGTTTAATATGAACCCACAACAGTTCTTTGCACAAAAACAAGGTGAAATGCAACAAAGTGGTAAAAACGAGTACGTTTTAACTAAACAAGATATTGAAGATTACTCAAGAGATACAATAAGAGACACATTTAATCCAGAAACAGAAGAAGATGAATTTAAGTTCTAAGGTAAACTTTTTATTGGGTTTACAAATACAAATGAAAATAAACCATTGGCAAACAAAAGGTATTGCTAGACACGAAGCTTTTGGTAAAACCTATGATGATTTAACAGGTCTTATTGATGAGTTTGTTGAAATATCAATGGGTAAATATGGTAGATTCGTATTAGACGAGGAAACCAAAAAAATTGAAATGGTTAATCTTTCGGATGTAAATCCTTCCGATATGATTAAAGTTTGTACTGAAGCCTTAATAGAGTTTTCTGAAGACTTGGACGACAGGGTTGATACCGACTTATTAAATTTAAGAGACGAGATACTTGGTTTATTGAATAAATTATTGTATCTTCTAACTTTAGAGTAACCCCCTAAAAACATTTTTTAAAAAAAAGAGAGTCAGATTTTGTAATCTGACTTTTTTTGTCTATACTTTACATAGAAATACATTTCTAACATTTAAAAACAAATAATATGTCAACAGTAGAATCAGTACTGGCACAGTACGAAAAGAACAAACAAGCCGCAGGCGGCAGCACAAACAAGGTATCCCAAGAGGATAGAATGAAAAAGTATTTTACCACCGTTTTACCTAAGGGTGAGAGAAGTGGTGAAAGAAGAATTAGAATCCTTCCATCTGACGATGGTGGTTCACCATTTAAAGAAGCTTACTTCCATGAAGTACAAGTAGATGGTAATTGGGTAAAACTTTACGACCCGAGCAAAGACGGAAAACGTTCACCTTTAAATGAGGTTTATGAAGGTTTGATTATGACGGGTGATGAACAAGACAAGGTTTTGGCTCGTCAGTATCGTTCACGTAAATTTTACATTGTTAAAGTTATCGACCGAGAAAGAGAACAAGATGG